TGGCATCCTCGGTTTCCAACTCTGCATCAGGTACTCGAATGCGCCGTCCAGTCTGGGGATCTGCCTCTATTTGGGTGTCCGGTCCAGTAACTGGTTCAGGGGCGCCTGTACTAACAGGTTCGTCTCCATGGTGGCCGTGGTCAATGTTTGGGTTCTCAGGTAGCTCGTCATCGCTATTGTACTCTACCCCTCCGTCATCCGCCTCGTTGACCGGTTCGATAGCAGGTGCTATCATAGTCGGCTGAGATAGAGGTGGAAGCGAAAATCCAGACGGTAGAGAAGAAAGGTCAAGTACATGTTTTGGAGCGTACTTTCCCCTGTTTGTGAGCCAACGCAAGTTAGACTCCGAAATGTGTCTGCAGCTTCTATGCTCAGTGTCGCCGGTACTGCGACTCTTCACTTGAATAGGGCCGGTAAAGCTGCTAACCTTGCCCACCTTCCAATCTTGCAAAGTTGGCTCAGCGTAAGAGCCACGGTAATGGAAAACCATCGACTGGGGGTATGAAGTTATACCCTCAGCAGGTGAAGCAACGGGATTGTGAGGTGTGACCCACCTGCGCTGAGAAACGTTAGTTATGTTGGGTTCGACAAAAACAGCCTGAGTAGTAGTAGTACCCAAGCGATTATCAGCGATAACTTCCATAAGACTAAGTCCGTTTTCATCCCTGTACCGTTGAGAGAGTATATACTGAAAACCTTCGCTGCGCGGCCTAGCCTTTTCTGTCTTCAAGTACATAGCGTTGCCTACTGGTACACGACCATGTACTTCAACATATCCGGACGATTCCTGGACCATGTCACCAGAGAAGAGCGGCAAGTCAACACGTTTGCCCTGAATGCAAACGTTCTGATAATTTCTCTCTTTAACTGAAAGAGGACCAGGCTCAACCCAGTAGAAGGGCTGGACAACCGGAAAATCTAAGTGACGGTTCTCCAAGTCCGCGACAAAGAAAGGGTTGTGAGAAGAATCATCCCCAACGACAGAAGGGTGCAAGTCATAGTCCTCACAAATCTGAGAACGGAACCTAGCCATCAGAGAGTAGAAAGCCGGGCGTAAGCCAGGAAAGCAAGACGGGCTTGATCCGGAAACATCACGAACCAATAAAGTTGTTTCTTTACCACCGGGATCGCTTGTTACTAAAGTACCCACGAACTCCAAAAACAAACCGATCCCGACCTGAGACAAGTAACTTGATCCGAGATCTAAAACTGGAGAGATTCCGAAGTAGGACGAAACGCCCACAGGAAGAACTCCAACAGCTCTTGGATACTCGCACTCCCTCACTGCCTCACGCAAAAAACCCCCTTCGTCTGTATGAGAGTTTAACGTAATAATGCTAACCATGCCACTGAAGAAAGCCTCGGTGTGTGCTCCTGCGCAAGAACACGACTGAGCAGCATTGATGATGTTCGCAAACACCTTCAAGGCAAACACACCAAGCTGAGCTCCCTGCAAGGCAGTATGGCTGCGAGGCGGGATGATATCGCTCATTAAGGTGACGGACTTGCACCCAGCAAGAGCAGCAAAACGAGCCAGAGTGGCGAATTCACTCGAAGTGTTCGCCAACCCAGCAGCGATAGTTAAGTTGGTAACTGTTGGTACTTTCCACGTCGGGGAAATCGTACTAACAGAGACAACAGGCGGACCGTAGTAAAAATCTTCGAAACAGCTAGTCGAAGCCACGGCAGCCCCACATACGTAAGCCAACGACCGGAGATCGAAAGCACTATCTCCGATAGAGGCTACAGCGAAAGACTGGCGAATCTTCAACGACTCAATCAAGCTACGCAGTTCCTCAGAACTCTGGTAGCCAATCGGAGCCGCAGACTTATCCACGGTCAAGAATGGTAAGGGCGCATCTGGTTTTTTCATGCTGACATCGAGCACGTACTCGATATCAGCCTTACCAGTTACAGCGTCTCCACCGAAAGTAGTGTAAACACTATGAGGCGCGCTCAACACAACGCGCTTAACCGAAGGATCACCTGATTTAGTAAACCAGGACTTCTTCGAAAGAGACGCGTACGTCGGCACGAAAGAGACAAGGGACATTGTTATAAACCTTAGACCTTAAAAGACAACCTGTTATAAGATTATCGGGACGATGCTAGTTTTATTGTGAAACTCTTTAGGCTCAATGGCTAGCCAACTAGGGGTCTAGTGATCCATTGAAGTTCACCTGGGTAGTGGCAACCAACCCAGACCTCCTGTGACGGGAAATACCCCTACTTAAACTCGGTTTATGTCACTGTCTTTTAA